ATTTTAATCATCCAGTACAACAACTTATATGGGTAGATAGTTTGATTTATTTAGATAGTTTAACAGATGATGGAAAAAAAAGATATGAAGAAAGACAAGAAAGACATGAAAAATATATAAATTTAATAAATGATGCTAGACAATTAAAAAAAAATATGGATAAACTAATTAAAAAAATAAGTAAAGCGAGAAAAATATATAGAAAAAATAATACATCATTAATTTTAGAAAAAATAAATAATTATGAAATAGAATATAGACAATTATATAATTCATATTGGTATGATTGCATTTACAAAATTAGAGATTTTAGATAATATAAATTATAATAATAAATCTTTATAAATTTTATTAACAATATTTTCTCTACAAATGAAGATGATTGATATAATAATATAAATATTATTGCATTTTTATAAATATATTTTTTTATAATAATAATAAATGAAAAAGGTGGTTATTACATCTTTGGACATTTAAAATATCGATTTAATTTATTTAAAAATTGAAATGCTTTAAAACCCTTGAATATTCACCACAATTATCTTTAGCATTTTAAATATATATTTTTCATAACTAAAAGTTCTTGTTGTTGAAATAACACATTTTAATAAAAATAAATATATATATATATGTCAAAAAATATTTGGATAGACAATTTACTTTTATTTAAAATTTTAAAGGTATATTCTACACAATATCTTTGCGTTTGTGCTGAACAATATAAAAATGAACTAGATATGATAGTTGGTGATGTTATATTTATGAAAGACACGAAAAGACCTGCGTCGTACAGAAGACTAGGAGAAATTAGGGCTTTTAATGGAAATAAAGTAATTGTTGGTGTTATGTGTGATATAGGCATAGGTTCTAAATCAAAAATAGAAAAATTGCATAATGAATCGTTAAATGATGGTGTTTCAGAAGAAGAACTGGAAAACGATGGAGCATTGTATGGGGGTAAAAATATGCATAAAAAAACATTTAAAAAATATGTAAAACATAGAAAATATAGAAAATCTAGAAAAACAAAAAAATATTATTAAGGTGTTATTTTATATCTTTAAGGGTCTAAAAGCATTTCAATTTTAAATCTTCAAGGGTGTAAATATAAGTATAATAATATAAATAATATTGAAGTTTTACAAATATATTGCCCTTATAATAACAATAAATGTAAAAAGGGTGGTTATGAAAATAATTATGTAGCATACATTAATCCAACATTTCCACCAATAAAATTAACCATATTAATGCGTTCTTCAAATAAATATAAATCAAAATTATAGTCGTAAATTCTCCATGTGGGTTTATTTATGCCTATAATTGCCCCTGTTTCAGGGTCGCATATAGTTAAACTTTGAGCCAAAGGATCCAACGGCGGAATAATTGTCGTAAATTCTAATTCTATTTGATTGAACCTACTCATATTCATTGCACCTGATGGTTGCAAATTATCATTATTTGAATGAATAGAAAAATTATAACAATATAATCCTGGTGGAGCATTGCCTGTTGTTCTTGTATATTTTTCAATAAAATCATATACACCAGCAGGTTGAATATTTTCCCTGTAAGAACCATCAAGAAGAATTCCCATTGCTACTAATATTAATTTATTATTTTGAGGATTATATGGTTGGTTAATTACTAGACCTGTTAATGTTCCATCAGGATTAACACCAGGGCCTATTTCTACGGGTGTTAATCCACTGCTAGTTGTTCTATAAACAATATAAGACCCTGTTGTAGGTGCTTGTATAACATTTAAAGGCAAATAATTATATGGCCAATTTGTATAATTTGACCATTCGTTTCGTAAATTCGCGTCACTTCTTTGAAAATAAAATAACCAATTAGAAACCATACCTAATGAATCTAATTCTACTTTATTTGGACCAGTTACATTTGGAAAAATTCTCTCATGAACTTGTTTTATTAAATATGTTTGTTCTTGTAATGCAAATTTGGTTTGTTCTTCATTTGATAAAAAGCAATATGTACAATTTAAATGCACATCTGTATTCCATAATGTTCTTTGGTCTGAATATGAATTTATATCAATGGATACATCTGGGGGTGGTTGTAAAAAACGATAAAATTGCATATACCATACATTAAAATTTGGGGCAATATAAGGATAATTATTAGTTGCATCATATACGTCACGAATTGTAAATAATTGATTTATTGGTCTAAATGTGACATTAATATGTAATTCATTATATTGTAAAGACGTTAATGGAAAGGCCATTTGTGATTTTAAACTGAACCAATTATTTAGTGGTATATATAAAATCCTTCCTTTAATAGATGGTTCTGGACCTGCTAAATCGTCAGTATAATAAGCATTTGGATAAGAATTAATACGAGAATTCGCATTTGCTGGGTCTACCAATTCAGGAACTTGGCCTATCATCCTATTAAATAGTTCTTTTTTTTGACCACTAAAATCCCGTTGTACTGCGGCTAATAAATAATTCCCTGAATATTCTTGTAATGTATAATTACCACAAGTAATGCTAATTTTTGAAATCATTTTGGCACCAATATTTTCAATCCATTTAAATTCATAAGGGGCCCATTGTTCAACATTTCCTAGACCTTGTGCGTTTGTTTCTTCAGTAACTTGTTGTGGTGGAAATATTGGGCTCCATATATCTGGTAAAGCTACTGATAAATAACAATCCATTAATAAATCAGCATAACGCTTGACTTTAAAGGTAAATGTGGATTCTTCACTAAGTCGTAATGTTTTGCTACCTTCATAATCAAGTCTAAATTTCTGCAACCCAAAATTAGTATATTGACGATAAGTAGAAGTAAAAAATGTTTTTTCTGGATTTCCATTAAGAACTATATTTTGTTGTCCTGTTGAAACAAGATTCATATATCCACCTGGCATTTTTATAATATAATACTATATATTTAATTACTTATTCGTCATAATTAAATTGATTTTGTTATTTTGCTATACTTTTATACTTTTTTTTAAAAGTATATAATATGGATAATTCACAAGAAAAAACAATTAATAATGCTATAAAATCTATTACAGAAATGAAAGAATCAACTGCTGTTTTTTTACTTATCGTTGTTACGCTAATGATTATTTTAATCGCATTCCTATATTATTTTTATTATAGTCGCTTAAGAAGTAAAGAATGTTCAACTATGGGTACTATATATGGAGACTTGAATGGTAAAATAAAGTCTATTGATTCTTCTGAACAATTTAATTATACATTTAAGGACTATTATATTAAGACCGCTTATAATTGTTGTAGTGGGGGAAATTATAAAAATGATTATGTTGATACGTGTATTCTAAAATATATATTAAAACAAGGGATAAGAGGTCTTGACTTTGAAATATTCTCAATCAATGATAAACCAGTTGTAGCAACATCCACTAGCAATAGTTATTATGTTAAGGAAACCTTTAATTATATTAATTTTAGCGATATAATGAATATTATTCGTGATTACGCGTTTTCAACATCCACCGCACCTAACGCATTAGACCCAATTATCATTCATCTTCGTATTAAGAGTACAAATCAAGAAATGTATAAGAATTTTGCCAAGTTATTAGAAGGATATGATTCTTTACTAATGAGTAAAGATTATGATTCTGAATATTACGGTAAAAATTTTGGTAATGTTGAATTACAAAAATTAATGGGAAAAATAGTTATTATTGTCGACCGAAGTAATACCTCCTTTTTAGAATGCCCTGAATTCTATAAATTTATTAATATGACCAGTAATTCAGTATTTATGAGGGCGTTACATTATTACGATATTAAATATAGTCCTGATTTAAATGAACTTATCGAGTTTAACAAGCAAAATATGACCATAGGGATGCCAGATAAAGGTTCAAATCCTGAAAATCCAAGTTCAGTAGTTATGAGAGAAACTGGGTGCCAACTTTTAGGAATGCGGTATCAATATATTGACGTAAATGTTGAAGAAAATGATATATTTTTTGATGAAAATGGATATGCCTTTGTGCTTAAACCAGAGCATTTGCGTTATGTACCAGTTACCATACCGTTACCTCCTCCTCAAAATCCAGAATTATCATATGCGACACGCACAGTCCAATCGGAATTTTATAAGTTTGATATTTAGTCTACTTTTTGAGAAAGGTGTAAAAAAATGTAATAATAAATGTTTGAAATAAATATTATTCAAATACTTTTTTCACTTGTTCTACACAGAGGACAACATATTCCTAATTCTTTATGTTCATCTGTTGTCTTAATATTATTGTAACAATTATGACATACTGTATGAATACAATTTTTAAATTTTCTCTCTCTTTTTTTAAAGGTAGTTGGATTGATTGAATATAAATAATTATTGTAGCAAACAGGACAAGTTCTATCATTTGGGGGTCTGGCATAGAACTCATCATTTTCAATAAATAATCTAAAAAATGTTTCATCTTTATAATTTAACTTTTGAAAAATGTAATGCCAATGAATTTTAGTAAACTTTTTTTTTTCAATTTTAGTTTTAAAAATCATTTCTTCAAAAGAAATATGCTTACAA